AGGTTAAAGCTCTTAAACATCAGGAGGTCAGATGAGATTTACTGTGATGCTGCTGAGCCTAAGACTATCGAGGAACTGGTAAGGGCTGGGTACAATGCCAAGCCTGCCGAGAAAGATGTCTATGCTGGCATCCAAAAGGTCAAAAGCCAGCCATTGGTAGTAACACCTGAGTCTATCAACCTAATTAAAGAGATTAGGTCCTACAAGTGGAAGGTTGACAAAGATGGCAAGGTACATCCAGACGAGCAGCCAGTCAAGATGTGGGATCACTTATGCGATGCGATGCGGTATGCTATATATACAAAACTAAACAAGCCTAAGTTTGAGGTGATGGCTTGGTAAAATAAAGAAAGTGGGCAGAATCAAAGATGCGTGGGATGCGTTAACTAAAAAGGCAGTGCCAATGATGCCGGTAGGTCAGCCCTTTGCTTCCTATCAGGTAACTGGTGGCACTTTTGTCGGTATAACTGACAATCGGACCAATTATATCCGGGATGGCTATCAGGTTAACGATATCCTCTATTCCACTATAACTCTCATCACAGATAAGTGTAAGCTACCAGAATGGTCAACTTACAAGGTAGTCGATGAGGCTGCCTTTAAGTCTTATCAGGGATTGATGAGAAAGAAAGACATCTCTACTGAGGATTTCCAAAAGGCAATGGGGTATAAGAAAAAAGCCCTAGAGCCTATCTTTGTTGACAGACTCACAGAACTCTTACGATACCCTAACGACTACGAGACCTTTCAGGACTTAGTAGCTAACTCAACTGGATATAAACTTATAACTGGTGGTCGCTGTGTTTGGGCTCAGATGCTTGACATGGGAGCCAATCAGGGTAAACCATACCAACTACACAACCTACCCTACCAAGAGGTAAACATCATTGCTTCAAGTAATATGTTTCCTATTGTCGAGGAGGGTTACATGATTCCGGTCCTTTCCAATGCCTTATTCCCTAAAAGTCAGGTTTTGCACGATAAGTACCAAAACTATGACTGGGATATCAACGGAGCCCATCTTTACGGAATGAGTCCGTTAAAGGCTGCCCTTAGAAGATTGAGCAGATCTAACTCGGCTATCAAAGCTAGTGCTGCCATGCTTGAAAATCAAGGCGTTAAGGGTGTGCTTTATGTCGATGATCCTAGGGTTATCGGTGGAGGGGTAGATGTAGCCGATACAAGAAAGCAAGTAGAAGCTATTAAGAGTAAACTAGTAGGTAAAGGAGAATGGGTAGGCTCAGAGAACTGGGGCCGCATTGGTGTCTCTGGTTACAAGATGGGATGGCAGTCAGTTGGGCTGAATCCAGTAGAGCTATCCATTATAGACTCTGAAAAATGGGATTTGAAGCGTTTTAGCTCTGTTTACGGAGTACCTAGCCAACTGGTGGGTGATTCTGAGACTTCGACCTATAACAATGTCAGAGAGGCTGAAAAGGCTCTTACGACTCGTTGTGCCATGCCTCAGTTGGTTTCGTTCCGTAATCACTTTAACAGAAAGCTACAAACCGACTGGGGTTATAAAGGTCAGAATGTCTATATCGACTTTGACCATACGGTATTTACCGAACTCCAAGAAGATGTAGTCGAAAAGTCCAACTGGATTAAAACTCTCAAGGCATTAAGCCCTAATGAGCAAAGGATGCACTTAGGACTAGAAAGAATAGACAATCCTCTCTTTGATGAGCCTTGGATTACTCCACAAGATGGTATGCCACTTAGTGAGTACGAGACTCCAAACATGGACCTCAGCGATGTAAACGAGGTCGAAGATGAGGTAGAAAATGAGGAGATGAATGACGATTGATGAGATTGTCAGCACAACCTACCCGGTAACAAAAAGGGAGAGGTGCTGTGCGTTATTAAAAGCTAAAATGGATGCCAAGCGATTGGCTCTAAAAAATAGATTGATGGATGACCGACAAAGAGAGAAAAGAGTATGCGGAGAACTTCACGAGAACCAATCGGAAGTTTGCCAAAACGCACTTTCCTAAGGTCAAAAGACAACTAGATAAGGTTGTCAGCTCTTTGATAGGTACAATAAAGAAAGTTGGAGCCAGACAAGCTCAGACAAGACTAAGGACACAGCTTTGGAATGATGAGCTCTATAAACCAATAGAGGCCATCTACAAGCAAGTAGGTCTCTACCATGCCAACCAGATGTATAAGCTAATCCGTAGGGAAGCTAACCAGAAAGGGATAGGCAGAGATGAGCAGTGGACTAGGTTTATCATGGATGAGCTAGAAAGGACCTTGCTCCAGTTTGCGGTAGTCAAGACCTCAGAGACACTTAGAAACCATTTACTACTCGTTTTACAGAATGCTATCATAAAAGAGCAAACCGTAGATGAGATAGTAAAGATTCTACAAGACTCAGGGTTTACAGCCATGCAAGCCGAAAGGATTGTGAGAACGGAGGTAGGTCGGGCAGCCAACACTGGGATAAAGGCAGCAGCCGAGTCTTTTGACTACGCAATGGTCAAAGAATGGATTGCCTTTAGAGATTCAAGGACCAGAGGTTTTAAGCCAGAGCAACCCAAAGACCATTTTAACATGGATGGTCAGGTGGTTGACTTTTATGACAACTTTGTCGATCCTAGAAGCGGAGAGAATATAGAATATCCTCTAGCTCCGGGTGGCTCAGCAGCGATGGTCATAAATTGCAGATGCTCTTATATTGTTGTACCTAAAAGAGATAGTAGAGGCAGACTAATAAACAGGGGAGGTGCTTGATCGACTACGGTCAATACTGCGGAATAATGAAACAATAACCAGGGTCAACCCTCCCAAAATATTGAATATGAAAAGATACTTTGAACAAAAGACAGTAAGCAACTCAGTGCAGGATGTTAGCACTACTACCAGAAAGGTAAAGGTAGCTATCAGCCAGATGGGCAGTAAGGACTTTGACAATGATGTCATTGACCACAATGCCTACACTAAGACATTAACAGAAAGAGGTCCTAAGGGTGCTAATCTTATTTGGCATCTGACAGACCACAACCCAAGCCTAAAATCGGCTATTGGCAAGTTTTCTGAGCTGTATGTAGAAAAGGACTATCTGGTTGGAATAACCGATGTGCCTAACACTACATGGGGCAACGATGTACTGGAGTTCTACAAGTCTGGGCATATTAACCAGCACTCAGTAGGCTTTAGAACTATCAAGCAAGAGAACCAGAAAAGCCAAGAGGGTGAGTACAATCTTATCAAAGAGATTTTACTTTTTGAGGGTTCGGCAGTCCTTTGGGGTGCTAACATGAACACACCTACTTTAGAGGTGGGCAAGTCATTGACTAGTCAAGATATTCTTGACAACCATGCTAAACTTAGCAAAGAGCTGAGCATGCTCTTAAAGTCATTGAAAGATGGCCGCTTCTCTGATGATGCTTTCGAGTTTATCGAGATCAGGGTCGCACAAATAAACGAGGCAATTAAATCACTTATTTCAATAGATACCACTCCTAAAGAGGAGCAACCCGCTGAGGCAGTTGCAGAAGCTAAGGAGCCGGAGGTTGATTTAAGCGGATTGAAGCATAACTTAAATAACTTATTAACTAAATTAAATTCCTAACAATGGAAGAATTGAAAAGCATCGAGACTGCAGTAAAATCAGCTACTGAGTCTGTTGAAAAGATGAAAGCCGCCAATGAGGCTGCTATCGCTGATGTAAAAAATGATGTAGCCGAAGTAAAGGCTGCTGTGGTAACTATGGATGAGTCTGCTAAGAAGAACCAAGCTGCCCTCGACCAACTTATCGCTGAGAAAGCTGCCAAGAAAGTCGATAACAAGACTAAGTCTTTTGGTGATGCCTTTGCTGAGCAAATGGCTGAGGCTTTTGAAGCTAAGCAAGCTGAAATCAAAGAGTTCCAAAAGAACAAGAATGCCAAGCTGACTATTGACCTTAAAGCTGTCGGCACAATGACTTTGGGTAACAACCTGTCAGGTGATGGTGTTGCTACTTACAATCAACGTCAAGGTCTCGTTCCTGCTCAGAAGATTAACTTCCGCGACCTTATCCCTACTGCTGTATCTCCAACCGGACTTTATGTAACCTATCGTGAGACTGGTACTGAGGGTTCAATCGGTATTCAGACTGAGGGCAATGCAAAGAGCCAGATTGACTACGACCTGACTGAGGTAAAGGTAGTATCTGACTATATCGCTGGTTTTGCTCGTTTCTCTAAGCAGATGATGTTCCAACTGCCTTTCTTACAGAACACCCTCCAGAGAATGCTGCTGCGTGATTTCTACAAGAAAGAGAACAGCACATTCTTTACTGCTGTGTCAAATGCCGCTACTGGTTCTACTACTACCTCTGCTACTGTTGATGCTGAGCAACTGGTTGACTGGATTGCCAACCAATTGGATGCCAACTTCGACGCTTCTTTTGCTTTAGTATCTTATGCTCAGTGGGCTGACTTGTTAAAGACTAAGCCAACTGACTACTCTGTTCCTGGTGGTTTCGTAATCGATGCCAATGGTAATGTCCGTATCGCTGGTGTACCTGTAATCGGTGCTTCATGGGTTACTAACGACAAAGCCCTTATCATCGATGCTAACTACCTTGAGCGTGTTGAGACCGAAGGATTGCGTGTAGAGTTTAGCTACGAAGATAGCGACAACTTCCAGCGCAACTTGGTAACTGCTCGTGTTGAATGTTTTGAAGACATCAACATCATGAGAACAGATGCCATGATCTACGGATCATTCTAAATAGGTGCTGTGGTTTGATGTGGTGGGGCCGGTTTCGGCTGGCCCCTTTTTTTAATAAATCTCTATGCTGTACAACTTACTTATCGACTGGGATGACCAAACCAATGAATCTGGCATCAATGAGCCTTTAACTGTCGAGGAGGTTAAAAACTATCTCAGACTAGAAGGGTTTATCGATCAGTCAGATAGCATACCATCCGACTTTAACGATGATGATGCTATTATAGAAACATTGATTCGGTCTGCTAGAGAGAGGATTGAGGAGTTTACTGGCCTGAGCTTAATCCCTAA